CGCCGCGCGGGAGCTTGGGCTGACCAAGACGATACACACCTCCAACATGCATCTGATAGCTCCAAATGGGGCGGTCAAGAAGTACAATAGCCCAGAGGAGATTCTCGTAGACTATCTGGAGGTTCGGTTGAGCACGTACAAGAAGCGCAAGGCGTGGCAACTCAAGCAATTGGAGTCTGAAATTGGATGGCTCTCAGAGAAGGCTAGGTTCATCCGAGACGTTGCAGTGACCCCTCGGTTGCACGTATTCAACGTGCCTTTGGAGCAGATTCACGCGCAACTGCGACGGGAAAAGTACGACGAGAACCTGTGGCCCAAGCTCATGGACATCAAGACCTATCAGTACACAAAGGAGGAGGTGGTGAAGCTGGAGGCGCTCTGTACAACTAAACGCCAAGAACACGCGCGACTCAAGGCGCTGACTGTGGTGCAGATGTGGAAAAATAACCTCTGTGAAATTTAGAGATGGCCAAACAGGCCTTTGACAATGTGCTCGACTTGGAGCGCAAAGCACAGGCGCCTGTGCTCGACTTTTTCAAAAAGGCTCCCCAGGCTTTTGAGAATGTTCTCAATTTTGAACGTAAAATTCAAAAGGATGTTGTGAATTATTTTAATGGAATCGAAAAACTCGTCGTCCCGCTCGTCCCGCCGCCAGTCCCCCCACCCGTTCAAGGTGTAAACGTCGTCTTGAACCCGATTGAAATCAATGGGTTCTATTTATTGACAGGGAACAATTATGTGACATTCTATGCCACAACCAGTAATCCAACCAGAGACACCATAAATGACAATTGGGTCGCCACTGGTATTACAGGTCTTTCAGGGCAGCTCGTTGTCACGCCTCCAGTGGACACCAATTTCAGTATGCAATCTCGGGTAGTCGCTATTTCAGCCACGACATCAGAGTCTTACATTTGGTCATTTAACATTCAATCAGATACAGAACAGATCGTAGCCCCTTATCAGGCTGTCACGGGTGCAACTCTTTATCCACCTGGTCAGATTGATTACACGTCTATGAAACGGAAGGGCGTCATCGAGGGTTATTATGATGTTGTTCAGAATGTAATAAATTACACGTTATCAGCCGACCCTCCTGCAGGCTTTGGCGTCGGGTGGACCGTTGAAGACCTCCGTGGATTCTCCGTCCCGTGCCGCGTCGTTTCATATACCGATTTGACTTTTCAAAAATGGATTTCTGGAACCCTCGTGCCGAAACGAGAAATGTTTGCCATCCTAGCGCCAGTTGACGGGAGCATACCTGAAAGCACAAACGAGCGCGTGTACACAAAGGGTGTGACCAAAGAACCAGGGTTTCTGAGTACATTCGTTGCCGCCAAGTTTACGAATTTTGATAAGAGCATAGCTTCTGGTTTGCAAAAATTTCAGATTGAAATAAATCAAAATGTACGAGGTGGCTCGTCTACTGTTCCGCTTCGTGATCTCAACACCGGCTTTAAATGTCAACAGGATGAGAAGGGACCATATGACGACATTAAAGGACGGGGGTTCAGTTCTGGTTCAGTGACGGCGCTCAACGCTATAGGACCCCAAGAAGATCACCTCCTCTTGGAAGATTTCACAAAGTCACAGTGGAATCCTGATTTCAAAAGACACACCAACTCCGTCATGTATCAACGCGTCATCCCATTTCCTCCTCCAAACCCTTCATACCAGAACCAGACGATTCAGTTGGAGCTCAGACCTACAGAGCTTGGACACCTCATCTCAAACATGTACCTGAAGGTGACGATGCCTGCACTAGGCCCAGGTTTAAAATACACACCCCAAATTGGCAGAGCTCTGATAAAGCAGGTGGATCTTCTTGTGAATGAGACGGTCATCGAGACCCTCTACGACGACTGGTACATCATCCGCGATCAGTTGTTCCTTGATGCCGACGAACAGCTGGGAATGTTTCAAGCCGTGGGCGGCTCTAACGTAAACTCACAGGTGCAGACTGATTACATCATCCCTTTGGAATTCTTCTTTTGCCGTCGAAAATCTCACAACGCGCAGGATGACGAGCGCCTCCGTCGTCCCTACTTTCCCCTTTGTGCCATGTGGAACCAGAGATTGTACGTGCGGTTCACATTCCAGCCCAACACGTGGTGGTGCGACGTGGCGGCTCCACACACCACCGACATTATTTTACCAAAACTCGTGACTGAAGAAATTTTACTTGAAAATGCAGAAAAGCTGTACTACACCAACACACCCCTCAAGTACATCGTGAACCGAGTCAAGAAAGAGTCTACGCTTACATTTTCTGCAGGAAATCCGCAACTCCAGCTCACCGCCTCCTTCCCCGTGCAAACCATCGCGTGGTTCTTTAGAAACAAAAATTACGAGGATGTTACATCGGGTCTTTATTCAGATTCACGCTACAACTACGGGTATACCACTCAATATATCCAAACTGGCGTTCAGTTGAACTTTCCATCTGGTTTGTCTAATTACGTGGACGTCATTGACACTGCTAAAATCACACTAAACAACATAGATATTCTGAGCACGTTCCAGGGGTCGCTGTACTACACGTTCAAGCAGCCCATGGAACATTATATTTCAATTCCTTCTAAAAATATTTATACTTATTCATTTGGTCTCACTCCCAAGGAGTATAATCAGGGTGGGTACCTCAATTTTTCAAAATTAAATTCACAGACGACGACGCTTACACTCGTTTTCAACCCAAGCTATGCAACTCAGATATCTCAGGGATACAATTTGTACATGTTTTACTATGGCTACACTCTTCTGGAGTTTGAGGGAGGCTTTGCACGTCTTCCCTATGTTTAAGGTATTCGACGATGCCGTTCTGGATGCACCACCTCAGAAAGTTGAGTTGGGCGCACGTCGTCGTGAACCCCTGGAAATCGACGCGCTCAGTACGGCAAAAAGGATCAAAGAGCTTCTTACTGTAGCCGTCCAGACTCGACTTGTAGGCGACGTGGACTGTGAACACCTTCCCGGACGGGGTGGTGTACGTCACGTGATTGTTCTTGGCGTAATTGGTCACAAACCACTCGAGTTTGCGAAGGGAAATGCCCTTGCGGTGGCCCAGAATATCGTGAAGTTTTTCGCGATTCTCTGGTACATCAAAAAATTTAGAGATGCTAGTCAGAAGAAGCTCCGACTTGCTCATTAACAATTTTGGTATTAAATTCTCTAACTAAACTTCCCATGGCGCGGGGACCCTCTCCACGAGTTTAACTTGCGGCGGAGGGACTTGCGATTGATGAAACCCGCAATATCCGTTTCCAGTTGGTTGTTTGAGACAGCGCTTCTTGCTCTTCAGAATTCCTTTACAGAATACACACTCTATTGCTGACGTGTCTTTCACGAGTTGCTCGATGGGCAGCTGATACGTTTTAGCCACAAAGTTGAGCACGACGGACATTCTGAGTCCGACTCGGCGAGAAACCTCCTCTTCAATGAGTTGAAGAATCTGTTGCTCCATTGACTTGTTACTTTTGAGCTCCGAACGTTTATGTGGCCTTTTTCGAGAACATGGACAGGAACGCTTTTCGAGCCGTCACCTCCGTCGTGCTCTCCGTCTTGACCATGAATTTCTTGTCGAAAATACGATCTACAGAAATAAGGGGTTCGAGCAGGTCTTGTACCGGCTTTTTGAACTGATTCGTGAAATAATACTGAAAATCAAGAGGTACATTCTTCTCACGAACCCATGCAGGATCCTCAGCCTTTTCGTACATTCTCCCCTCCCCCTTGACAATCACAAACGGCACACGGTCGCCTTGTTGAGGCTCTGAACCTGGCGCACGAGCCCTGATTTTGTCGCGCACAGCCACGTGCGGCATGGGGACTTTGTACTCGGACGCCAACTGTTTGCTCATGAGCAACTTTTCAATTGGGACGTTTCCGTGCATCAGCTCCTTTGCTGCTGCTCGTGCCAATTCTATAGCCGGCATGGGATCACTGGATTCTAGCATGAGGGTCAGGATCTTCTTCAGGGTTTCACGAACGAAAGGACAGCTGTCGCGACGAACAACCTGTAGACCCTTGATGTCAATTTTCTTGAAAACGATAGCGCCCATCTTGTTTTTCTCGTACAGAGTTCCAGCATAGCGTTTCTTAGAGTAGAGGATATAAACATTGTAAACCTTCTCAAGCTCTAGATCATTCGGCGCTTTGAAAAGCTTCGTGCACTGCTCAGCCGCTAATTCACCTTGCTCCCACGAGTAGTCGATCGCCTCCTGACCCTTGCGGCCCTGTACATCAAACTCCACCATCACCGAGTCCGTGTCCCCGTACCGCACTTTGGCACCCGGAAAGTGCTCCTCGACGTAATTCTTCGTCTCTTCAATCATCTGCCTCCCACGCATAGTCACGGTACTCGCAATCGCCACAAGAGGCAGAATACCCTTTGAAGCTCCAGTAAACCCGTAAATACTGTTCATGCTGATCTTGTAGGCTAATTGCTGACCGTTGTAAATCGCCTCGAGCGGAGTGCCCTCTGTGGCCGCCATCAACTTCTTGGCTTTTTTGCGAAACGCCTTGAGGTCCGTCAATATGACGGGGAGAAGGGAGGAAATGGGTTTACCATTTGCGTCGGACTGCGCAAAACGATGAGGTCCAAACTGCTCATACACGACTCCAGGTAAATTGTCGTACCTGGCGTTCATGACGAGCGTCGAGTAACACAGATTCTCGGCACACATGATGCTCGGATACAGACTCGCGAAATCCAGGGCGGTGATTGGGCTGTAATACGCACCCGTCTGCGCTTCCAGGACCGTCGCACCCTGGTAGCCGTCTGCGTCAGAGGCGCCGACGGGAGGCCTCCTGAACGTAGGAATGATAAAGTTGAGCTGACGAGCCTTGTACGCCATCTGACTAAACACCTTGATTTGCTGTCCGCGTTCGCTCAGGAACGCCAACGGGACCCAACACGCCTTGGCCATCTCAATCTGGTTCTGGATTTGGCAGAGTTTGTGTAACAAGCTGTGTGGCAACTCCGTATCCTTGATGCAGTACTCCGCCACCTCCCCCAACTTGACGGGGTCGCCACCCTTGTACCGGCTAAAAATCTCTTTGACCGGCATGTCGTTCTTCTGATCGTTCAGAAAGTGCTTCGAGACGTTGTTGAGGCTGTAGCTCTCCAGCTTGTGCTCACGCTTCACGTCCTGAAACAGATCGAAAACGTACCGGCCCTTCATCGGAACCATCTTCAACTCGTTGTTCCCGAGGGCGCTTGAACTCAGATTCTTCTCCACGAGCGCCGCAACCTCTCCACGGATGCGCCCCCATACGGGACTCAGACCACAATGGATCGTCGCGCGGATGATCAGAAACTCGAGATCAAAGCCAAAGATGTTCCATCCAGTGATGATATCCGGATCAATTTTGATCAAGTGCTTTTCAAACGCTTTGAGGAGATCCTTTTCAGTTTCAAAAGACTCCATATCCTCTCCGGCCGTCTGCTTGAGGCAAAGACACTTGCGGTCCAGGAATCCCTCTCGGCCAAACTCCTTGGTGGTCATGCCAATCTGGAAAATTACGTCATGAGGGTTCTTGGGGCTCGGAAAGGCTCCCGTACTCGAATAACACTCAATATCAAACGACATGATGCGAAGAGGCGCGAAATCGTCACGTGCTAAAGGGGTGATGAAGCGCCAGTTGGGCGCCCACAGATTCACTTGACATGTAGACTCCGCATCAGGCTCACAAAGTCCAGGGTCTACCCAACCAGTAGAAGTACAACCAGAGACGTGCATAAAACGAAGAACAGGGTCTATGTTAGATTCGTACATCTTGCACCCGGAGAGTTCAGAGTGTTTGATATTATCCACACAGTACGCAAAACTCCTGAGAGCCCGGTGCGTCTTGAATTCCACCCTCAAAAAGCGCGAAAGCTCTCCGTTTTGAAACCCCCAGAGATCCTTGCCACGGTGCACCTCGCACGACACGAGTCCGCGCCAAAACGTACTCTTGATGAAGCTCTTGAGATCCTTGTCCGTTTTGACAAAACAGTAAGGATTGAATTTCGTCCCGAGGGAGACGGATCTGCCATCCTCGGCACGACCAAAAATTCTGATCGTAAATTGGTCGTTGTCCTGATCCTGACCGTCCCATGCGACGGCCTGAAAATGGGTCATGCCTAATTAATGTTTGTTTTTTCTAAGTAAGAGCCGCCTCAAGCACGTGATATACAAAGTCGGTCAACCAGAGAATAGAAACTGGATTTTTGTTCTGAAAAGCGATCCATGCAAATGTTGCTGACACGAACATCTGAGGTAAATCTATTTTAGGATCGAAAAGCTTGAATGTTTTTCCAGAATCTTTTACGAATTCCATGGTTGCCCAGAAATAGGCGATGCCTGCAAGACCGGCTATAATTACAGGCACTGGCCAGTCTGTTGTTCGCGTTGCCCACACAACACCGGCGGCGGCCACAAGCAATGATAAAATAAAGAACTTGGGTTTCCGGTCCGAAACTTCTTTAATAACAGTCTTTGATTCCCATTGACGTTTCACATGCATGACGAGCGCAATCACAAGAAACGCAATTTCATATACGTTTTTTGAGTTTGCGAGTAAATAGAGTATACTGGCGTCGAGTGTGAGCTCAACCGGCCAGTAACTCATTGGCTCCATTAATTATTATATTCATTTAAATTCCGGTCGAACCGAAACCAGCAGCGCCGCGCTCCGTCAACTGTGTAAACTCGGAAGGAACCTCCTTGACCTCGGGCGTCACACACTGCTCCAGAATCAGCTGGGCGATCCGGTACCCTGGGCGGATCACGAACGGCTGATTGACGTCCAGATTCTGAAGAACCACCTTGACCTCGCCCGTATAGTCGGGGTCAATGACGCCAGCCAGGGTGTCCAGACCGTGCTTCACGGCGAGTCCAGAGCGAGGTGCAATACGTCCGTAAGTTCCTGGCGGGAGATTGACGGTGATGCCGGTCGCGATGACCACGCGGCGGCCAGGGAGTACCACGTAATTGTCAATGCTAAAGATATCGTAGCCAACGGCACCTGGGGTGGCGCGCGTAGGAAGAATTGCATGAGGTACCAGCTTAGTGACATTGAGCGCCATTGTACCCAGAAAACGCTGTACACCTTTATATAGAGAATTTACCCGTGTTAATAACAAGATGGCGGTGAAATCGCTGCTCTTAGACATTGATGGAGTGCTCTTACGCGATCAATTTCTCCTCAATCACATCCAGAACAATTGCGTAAAGTACGTGCAAGCCAAGCTGCCAACCTCCAAGAACCCCCGGGGCGTCAATCGCATCCTGTATATGGAGCACGGTCACACGGCCCGAGGACTCCAAAACGCCTTTCGGATTGACGTGAGTGATTTCAACGAAAAAGTGTACGATAAGAAGCTCATTGAACACCTGTCCGAGATTATTTATGGAACTGTGTTTCAATTAGAGGCCAAGGAGATTTACGAGTTTACAAAAAAGGGCTGGGACGTCACTCTCTTCACAAACGCACCGGCCGCGTGGGGTGGACAAGTCGCACGAGCCATAGGTGACGAGGTGAGTATTCGTTGCGCCGGTGACAATATCATGAACTCGCCCATCAAGCCGGAGGCTCGGGCCTACGATGGCTTTTCAAAGGTTCAGACCCACATCTTCGTCGATGATTGCTTGAAGAATCTGAAGACGGCCCGGACGCTTCCGAATTGGCACCCTGTTCACTTTAGCTTTGACGATAACCCTTGGTGCCCTAACATAGGCTCCATATGGGAACTGGGCCTCTATCTCGACACTGCTGATTTCCTCATGGAGCGTCACGAAACACAATAATTTTAAGTGGGCTAAATATAGAATGCCGTGTTGTCAGGCGCCCCAGGACCCCCTATACGTCGTCCTCACATATTTTAACTTTTGTGGATTCAAACGGCGTCAGCAATTATTCATCGAATTTGTAAACAGAATTATAAACACACCAGGTATCCGTGTCGTCATCTCTGAAGCTCTGGGCCCAGACCCGCTCCCGAAACTTCCAGTGTGGCACCATTTCACCACAGAGACGCAACACCCCATGTGGATCAAAGAGAATCTGGTCAATTTGGCAATATCAAAACTCCCGGATGACTGGAAATACATCGCGTGGATCGACGCTGACGTCACATTTTTGAATAAAAATTGGGTCCAGGACGCCATCTCAGAGCTTCATTCTTACGACATCATACAGCTTTTCCAAACGGCTGTAAACTTGGGTCCCCAAGGCGAGTCTCTCAAGATTGACAAAGGGTTTGGGTACATGCACAGAGACAGCGGGACTCCCTACACGAAAACCGACCGGTACGGGTTTTGGCACCCAGGATACGCG